TGCATCGTCCGACCGTCGTCGAGCAGCGCGGAGGCGAGCAGCAGGCGCTCGTGGTCAAGGTTGGTTGTCACCGTAGAACTTGGCGGGTTGAGACGCGGCAACGCCTTCTGGCTTCGGCTTCTCGGCCAAGGACCAGTTGCTCGCGAGGCCCAATGCTGTCTTTGTTATCTGCGGGAAGTGACTGGCGTAGTTGCGGCCCCGACGATGGATTTCGTCCGGCGTAACGGTCGGCAGGCTTTCGCGGATCAACGAAAGCGCCTTGGCGATCTTGCCGTGCTCGTTGGAGTTTAGCGTTTCTGGCTTGTCCGTCGTGAACGCAGCCAGCGCGTCGAAAAGCTCGTTGCGCTGCCTTGGCTTAGGTTCTTTCGGCGCCTTGGCCTCCCGCTTCGTCTGCTGCGCGACCTCCGGTCGCAATGTATTACTTGGAGATTGAAGACTGAAGACTGAAGAGCATCCGTTTGGCATATGCGGTGGCATTGCCAAGCTATCTGCGGTGGCATTGCCACGCTTAGTAATCTTGGCCTTGTCCCACCTTTTATGGGCGTTGGCGGACTGTTTCGCCTTAAACTCAACGTTCTTCTGCCGGACCTCCTCAAGCCTTGCGTTTACCAAGCTGCCTGCCTGATCGATGCCAAACTTATGCCGAATTGATGCCACCGCATTGCCACCGCATCCGGTCAGGCGGCATAGAACGGCTTCATCATTCGGGATCGACCCGTGGGTCCATTGATAGCAAAGGAGCCGGATGTAGCCCCCGACCTCTTCTGCGCTCATCATCGCAGTTCCAACTAAAAAGTCGGCCGCGTAGAATTGAAATGCGGGCGCTTTCATTTGGTCTTCTCTGGTTGAGACCGTTGCCCTTGCTCATCTTGCACTTCATCGAGGCGTTTCCTCATTTGCGTCTCCATCTTCCTCAATGCGTAAACAAGCCGCGCGACGTTTTCGATGTCTAGAACTAGCCCCTCGACTGATCCTTCTCTCGCCAGCGTTATTGTGCGATCACTCGTCTCGCTGATTGTGATTAGTGCCTGCGCTGGAACCCCGACAATTATCTTCTTCATTTGAATCAATAAAAACCCCGGCCCGCCTGCGGTGAGAGGTGCATCCGACAACGACGAACGGATGCAGACGCAGACGGCCGGGGAAATGAATTTGTTTTCACGGTAACGGATAACCTCTCACGGCTCCGTTGATGCGGATCAAACGTCTGCGCGCTGCTCCCGCAAGCCCAAAATCTCGCGCAGCATCTCAAACGTGCCGAACGAAACCAGCTTGTCCGGCGTGACCCGCAGCAAGCGCCAGCCCAGGACGGCCGCGCGGTTGTATTTCTCGACGTCCTTGATGAAGCCCGCGCCGCGCGTGTGCCGGCCTCCGGTCCAGACGCCGCCCTCGACTTCGAGCGCGACCATCCTTTCCGGCCAGGCGTAGTCGAAGCGCCAGCGCCGCTTCGCGTCGAACTTCCACTCACGCTCGGGCCGCGGCAGTCCGCGAACCTCCAGCGCGCGCAGGAAGACCTCGGCGCGGTCGAAGGCCCGCTTGACCTTGGGATCGGGCGCAGGGTCAGGCTCGCGAGCAATCGTCTTCGGCCGCTTGGCCTGCGCCAGCTGCCGCGCGATCTGGAGGCGGTAGCGCTCGGGGAGATCGGCGATGGTTGGCTTGCTCACGGCTTCGCCCTCCCAAGGATTTGCTCCTCTAGCTCCGCAAAGCGGAGGAGGCTTGCGTCTGAGAACTTGTCACCCCATACCGTTACCCAGACGCTGGCTATGGCACACGTCTCGACGGCTTCGGCCCGCAGCGCGGCGTTTTTGCGCTCCAGTTGTTTTAGCTTCCCGATTAGGGGAGCAACACACGTGCAATGTTGCTCGTTGGATCGATTATCTCGGGCGTGCAATACCGCATTTTCCCAGTCGTCTATTTGTTCACGCAGCGCGGCGTTCTCGCGCTCCAGATCGGCGATGCGTCGATAAGGCGCTGTCTCTCGATCGCTCATAGCTTCACCCCTCTCCGCCGCAGCAGATGCGCGCGCTCCTCGTGCGTGATGTATTCGCGTCGGTAGCCTCGGTTGTAGATGCGCTGCCGAACGGCGGCCTGCTGCATCCGAACCGCGGCCAAGATTTCCTTGAACGGCGCGAAGCGCGCGACCATCTCGTCGATCACCTCGCTCTTTGGGTTAGGTCGTGCGCTCATCGTTTTTTAAACCTCCCGCACTTGTCGCGGCGCTCCGCGTCCCGCTTGATGTTGAGGAAGAAGCTATCCATCCACTCGCGGTCGCGGCCGATGCGTTCGCCCTGGCGCAATCCCCAGAAAAAGCCGGCGCCGATGCCGGCCGAGAGCAGGATCGCGCAGACGGCGATGATCTCAGCTTTCATCGTCGCCTCCTTGTCCGTCTTGAGCCGTCAGGATGGCGTAAGCCACGACGAAGACCACGAGCACGGTCAGCCAAGCTATGGTATTGAGCGTCATAGCCACGTCTCCTTGTACCACGCCGGCAGATCGATCTCTTGCACGTCCTCGGGCATATTGGGCCAGCGGTTGGACTCGATGCAGCCCTTGAGCCGTGTGAGGTCGCGCAGCGTTTCCTCCTGGCCGCGTTGCAAGGCCGCGTTGCTGACCTTGTAGACCGCCACGCCGTATGGCTCGCACTTCTCGACGGCCACGAAAAAGAAGTCGGTGCAGGCGATGCCGCAGTCGTACAAGAGCGGAAGGTAGAAGCCGGCCTGCCGATGGTAGCCGAGGTTGACGAAGGCTTTCTCGAAGTTGCGGAAGGCACCATCGTCCAGCGACTCGACGGTCTTGAGATCAACGACGTAGGGCCGCGGGCAAAGCGCGCAGCCTGCTTCGTTGAACCAGTCGGTGCGCGCCTGCACGCGCAAGGTAGCGAAGGTCTTGCGCCAGACGAGCTCCGCCTCGCCGGCGCGGAACAACTCAGAGGCCGCAGGGTGCGCCATCACGGCATCGCGCATCTGATCGACGAGCGAGAAGTCCTCAGCGTCGAGGATCGTCTTGCCGACGTTAGCCTGGGCGAACTGCTCCCACGCCGCCTTGCCCTCCTTGGTGCGGCGATCGATGCCGTCTGGCCGGCGAGCGTAAAGCGTGCCGTAGGTCTGCGGCTCGAGCACCGCGGCGTGTGTCGCGCGCCCGATAGCGAACGCGGAGGAGTCCGCATCGGGCACGACCTTGAGCACATACTTCCGGTGGTAGAGCGCCGGCCGGCGGCGGAACACCTCTAGCTTGCTATGCGAGATCGCGTCCGTCGCGTGATAGACCTCGGACGGCTCGCCTCGGATCGCGGCGTTCATTGAGCACCTCCGATGTCGAGCTTGGCCTGGAGCGGATCTACGACCGACTCGCTCTCGTCCTTGAAGCGCACCGACCAGCCGACCTTGACGCTCACGGTGGGGGCCATCGCGAGCGCCTCCCACTCAATCGTGAAGCTGGCTTTGGCCTTGGGCTCGGCCTGCGTCTCGTCGTCCACGAAGGACTCCTCCGCGGCCTTCCGCATCGCGTCGTAGTGGGTTTCGAGGAGCGAGCGAACTTGCTCCGCAGCAGCCGCGATCACCGCGGCCTTCTTGATTTCGTTGGTCTCGTTCATTGTCAGTAGGTTCAGAGGTTGTCGCCGAGGCCGCGCGGCGTGACGTTGACCGGCTCGGCAGGAATATCGCGCGCCTCCTCGACGGTGCGAAGCCCCTTGAGGACGTCGCCAAAGAGATCGCGCAGCACGTAGCCGCGGGCGCGGAAACGCAGCATCCGCTTCGGGTAGTCCGTCCAGGGACCGGCCTTGGCCCAGAGCTTGGCCCGCTTGGCGTCAGCGACGGTGAACGTCTCGACGGTGCTCGCATCGCCGCGGGCCGCGGTCACGCGGTAGCCGTGCGCGTCGGTGTTGGGCTCGCCGATCTCCTCCTCCTTGTAGCTCGTCAGCAGGCCCGAGGCGCGAACTAGCGCGAGCGCGGCGTCGCCGTAGATGGCGGGCCGCCCGTTGATCACCGCGGTATTCTGGAGCGCGGCCATCGGGGTCAGCCCGAGCTCGGCGCCCAGCTGAATCGCGACGAGGACGGACTCGGGCTTCTCCATTCCCTTGGGCGCAAAGCCCGAGGCGACGATGGCGTTCGCGAAGCGATAGGCATCTTCAAGCGAGGCGAGCTGGACGCCCTGGGCTCCGAAGGTGACCGGCGCTTTGTTGATCTTGGCCGCTGGCGTGGCCGCGAGTTGCGTATCTTCTTTGACGGTTTCGTTAGTCATTGTCTGGTCTGTGTTGTTGTTTTGTTCTGGGTTGAGGGCGCGGCTGGGAATTCTCGGTCGCGCCCTTTAAGTTTAGAACGGCACTTCCTCGGTCAGCGTCTCGGAGACGAGCGTGACTTTAGTGCCGGCAGCGAGCGTGCCGCGCTGCCCGTGCACCAGCTGGCGCGCGGCGTTGCGGAGGCGGACGTCTTCAGCCCGCGGCGGGAATGGCTTGCCGTTATTACCGATGCGCGGCTCCGGCTCCTGGGCGTACCACTCGACCGACTTCGCGCCGAGCGAGCGAAGCGGCGTGCCCTTGTTCTTGCCGAAGTGCACCTCAACCGAGCCCGGGTCGGAGACGAGCTCGCTGGGCTGAGGGATGTCCTTCGGAGCACCAGCCGGAGCCGGCGCGGAAGCTGCGGCCGGAGCCGGTGGCTTGGTAGCGAGCAGCGCGCGAATGGCGCGGAGCTCGGCGATGATCTCTTGTCCTAGTTGGTCGGTCATTGTGTTTTGGCTTTAGGTTTACGTAGTCCGAGGATGTGGCGCATCTCCCAGTCGCAGAAGGAGGCGGTGACCTGCTTGTGGATCTCGCGCCACGTGACCCAGCCCTCGCCGGGGATAAAGACCCAGTAGTGGCTGCGCTCGCGATGCCCGTGCGTGCCGGTGTACCGCGCCGCGGAGTGTCCGCCGCCGGTCAGGTTCTTGATCGGGTTGCTCCGGTTGAAGTTGTTGTTCATCGGCCGAGCAGGCGGAACTGCTTGCCCTGCATCGCGAGGATCTCGCGCGTGTAAGTGAGCGCGTGCTGGCGCATAGACGACCGAGCGCACCGGCGCGCAAGCTCGTCGCGCGCGAACTCGGCGTAATGCCGGAAGCAGACGGCTTGGCCGAGCTCGTAGTGGGCAAAGTTCGAGCCGCTACTGAAGAGCATCTTGCGCGCTTTGGTCATCGCATCGCCCTCCGCACCTTGTCGGCGTAGCCCAGCGTCGCCGCCTTGCGGTGTCCGGTCGGGCCGCCGTTGTGGATCCTAGCGAGGGTCGCGACGTCGCCCTTGGCCCAAGCGGCCGGCGCGTAACGCTTGAGGTAGGCGGTCGCGACGCGCCGCGAGTAATCGAGGTCGGTGACCTGCTCGTAGCTTCCGGCGACGCGCGAGTCGGCGTGATACGCGCGGCTGATCTGGAGCGGGCCAAGGCTCTTGCCGTTGTCGCCAAGGATGGCGCCGTGCCGGCCGCTGGTCTCGACTTGGTGAAGCGCCCGCCAGAATGACTCAGGCGGCGCGGCGTGGCTGGCGGAGGCCAGCGTGAGGAGGATTAGTGAGCGGATCATTGTCGTTGCGCTCACAACCAAGGAGACCTCCAGCGCCCCCGTCAACTCTTTTTCTCAAAATTCTATCCGGCAGGATCTGACAGTCAGACGTCGACGGCGTCCGCGAGCGCATCGCTGCCGAAGTCGCAGCTGATCGGCTCCGCCTTCACGGCGACGTAAAGCTGCGCGAGGATGCCTGGGCTCGTGAGCTCGGCATTGCTCAGGTACTGGTCGAACTTATCGCCGCGGAGCCACAGCTTCGCGATCCACGGCGTGAGCGGAGCCTTGCCTGACTGAGCCGCGGCCGCGTCGACGTAGAGCGCGAACAGCGCAGACGACTCTCGCGCGGCGCGGTCCCAGCGGTGCGTCACCAGCCGGATGTAATTTCCCGAGACTCCGCTCGGGAGCGTAAAGGTTTTTTGGAGAGCCATAGTCGTCAGGTGTAGTCGGTGAACTCGACGGAGAAGCGCGCGTTGCCGGCTGGCACGTTGGTCCCGTCGAGCGTGGTCACGCGCACCACGGCGTTGGTGCTTGAGTTGCCCGCGGCGTCGAAGTCGTAGGCTGCGACGAGATTCGCGTTCGAAGCGCATTGCGCGGTGCCGATGTCAGGCTTGGCGCCGAAGCCGCGGTTGGTCAGCGAGACGTTGAAGCTCTCGGTGGTAGCGCCGCCGGCCAGCGTGACGACGACCGAGTCCGAGAAGATGACGTTGATCTGCCGCGTGCTGCTTCCGCCGCCGGTCTTGATGCCGGTCGTCGTGACGTTCGAGTCAGCATATTTTGAGATGCTGCCTGTGCCGATGTTGGCTGCTCCATTCGCGTTGCCCAGACTTGCCCACGCAGAAAAGCTTCCCGTCCGATTGACTGCTCGAACGCGAACCCAGCCAGCGGCTAGGGTTGCGTTGTAGAAAAAGCACTCCGTGTCGCGCGTCGTGATCGGCGCGTTGGATCCGGTAGCTGGCGACCACGAGTAGTCGGTCGCGCCGTCCGAGTTGGTTCCGGTCACCTTGGCCTCGTAATAGGAAAAGTCCGACTGCGTGTTCGGACTCCAAGAGACGCGCGTGCCGAAAAGAAATGTCGTCGTTCCGGTGACGTAGGCAGGCTTTACGCCATCCGCGGAGATTGCGCCGCCACTCGGCGTCGTCACCGTGCCCGAGTAATTGGGCGCCGTGCGGGAGAGCGTAGCCGAGATCGCGCTGGGCGTGTTCGAGAATGAGATCGCTCGGGCCGCGAACTCATACGCGACGCCAGGAGCAAGGTCATCAATAGACGCCGCAATCGAACCAGACGAGAGCACGTTCGCAACCACGTATTCGCTCGCTCCGCTGCGCCGGTAGAGGATCTGAAGCAGCGCCCCGCCGGTCGGCATCGCCGGCGCCGTGACTGTGATGCGGGCCAGAGCCGTGCCGTCTGTCGCGAGGTAGGTTGTCTCGCTCGCGTAGGTCGGAGCGTTCGGAGTCGACGGCGCGACGCTGGAGACGGCGCCGGCGGTGATCGCGACTGGCGTCGCCTGCACGCGGGTCGCGAAGCCCGACACGTTCTCGAGCGCGTCGTAGGCGTTGACCCAGTAATAATACGTCGTGCCTACCGCGACGTCCACGTCGACAAATCGCGATGCGTCGACCTCGGCGATCTTGTTCGTGTTCGCGTCGGCCGGAGTCACGCCGGTCGTGTTGCGGTAAATGCCGTACTCAGAGAAGTCAGGCGCAGTCGAATCATCCCAGTCGAGGCCCACCGCGGAGCCCGTGCCGATGGTCGCGACGAGGTTCGTCGGGATGCTGGGCGCCACCGTGTCCTTCTGCACGTTGACCGTGGCGGTCACGTAGGAGGTCGAGACCTTAAAGAAGCTCTCGCCGAAGATGCGGACGTTGTAGGTTGTACCGATCTTGACGTCGCTTGAGATGTAATCCCTCGTCTGATCGCCGGGGACCGTGTTCCACGTAAGGTAGGTCGTCGAAGTGCTCTCCTTGTATTCGATCCCTACGTTGCCGCCGGCCTGGATAAACTCCTCAGCCGGCGCAGACCACGAGACGAGGATGCGAGGCAGCGCTGTGCCGTCCGCTTGGATCTGCTGCGTCGTTCCATCCGCGGTCAGCGTCAGGTTGGTCGGAGCGGAGAGCGTGAAGGGATCCGGCAGCGTCGTGTTCGGCGCATCGTCGACGTAGATCTCGTCGTTCACGGTCCAGTCGTAGACCGTCGACGCCGTCTCGCGCAGCGTCATCTCGATCGCCAGCTGCGGCGGACTGCCATCGCTCGCGAAGTTCCACTCCATCACCTCGAAGACCTTCTGGCTCCAGCCCATCTTCGCGTTGGTGATCATCACCGTATCGCCGGCCCGCACTTGCATCGCCTCGAGGCGGAAGCGCGCGGTCATCGTGATCTCCTCGCGAGCGCGGCGCAGTTCGATCACGGCCAGCCGCTGGGCGCAGGCGGGCGAGGTCGTGAACGGCAGCGCCACGTCGCGCCAGTAACGGATGCCGGCGTCCTTGGTCACGTAGGTCGTCGACGTGATCTGCGGGAAGTCGGACGGTTGCCAGTCGTTCTCAGGCGAGACGTAGACGCCCTTAACTCCGTTTACTCGGTCGCGGGCGGAGGTCTTGGTCTGCACCGTCATCTGGCCGGCGAAGTGCTTCTCGGTCAGCGTGACGGTCGGGATCCGGTAGCCGGCCGCATAGACCACGACCTTGCCTCCCGAGTAGGCGATGAGCCCGCCCATCGCGGTAATAAGCTTGCCGATGTTCTCGTCGGGCGAGGCGC